TTTGGAATTAATCCCCACTTTCCACATATGATCTCCTGAACTCCAATAATGCATTGTTATCCAATCCGGTTCTTTTATTTTTTTATCAGGAAACATTTCGTCTAACAACTTCTTGATATGTTTTTTAACAGATTTTTCATCCTTAAATGTATTCCAGAAATCAGCATTATAACTATCACTATAACTTATTTGTATTAATCCTGAATTGTAATCAATCGGTATTATAAATTGTAATTTATTATCGGTCAATGTTTTGGGTATATCCTTGAACCAGACATCTTTAAATTGCGCATATATTCTTAGCAGTTTACCATCACTAACACTATTAATTACATTTTCATATTTTTTAAAATAAGATATATTTAAATAATCGCTTCGTGTTATAGTTAAATATAGCTTACTATATTTATATTTTTTATTATTTATAGTATATGATTTACTTGTTTCATTAATATCTATAAGAGATGCATTAAACACTATTTTAACGTTGCGCGATTTAAGATATTCGTATAGAACATCGCATAATTTCTGGATTCCTTCTTTTAATACAAAAAAATCGTTGTTTTTAACATCAAAATCTTTACGTAAAGTTAAAATAGCATTATGAGCATTCATATCATATATTTCACCAACATATCCCAATGATTTGTTGAGCACTTCTACTTCATTTGTTGGCAAGAATAATGAAAAATAGTTATGTAGATTATAATCATGTTTATTGACTTTTATTTTTTTATTTATTGCATAATCCCATAATTTATCTAGGCTACTATAACTTGATTTATAGTAAGCCAATAGCTCTTTTTCTTCCATCATTTTGCCATTAAGATAGTACATCTTATCCTTATTAATATCAATTATTTGGTCTTCTAATTTAAAATCTTTAATTAGTTTCATAACATATTTGTGCTTTTTCCCTAACCTTCCTGCTCCAACAGAGTAGTTGAATCCCTTATTGCTATACGTATAAACACGTCCTCCTATACGATTATTCTTTTCATATATTACTATATCTTCTGGATTAACATTTTTAATAGTAATCAATTTATAAGCTAGATATAATCCTGTTATTCCAGCTCCAATAATAACATGTTTCATAGCTTCTAAAAAAAGAGTACATAATTATGTAAAAAGTTAAAATTATAAAAAGTTTATAAAATCATTAGAAAAATAAAATTATGTACTCATTTCTTCGATTTTAAGACCTCTTGAATAATTCACCAATGATATACCAGAAAATATTAGTACAAATCCCATCGCTTCTAATAGTGTTAATGATTCACTTAATACTAAATATCCCAATATCAAAGTAACTATCGGATAAAGAGATGTTAATAACGTAGCAATTGCTACCTTTTTATCATTACTAACCGCGTATAAATATCCATAATTTGCCATCAATAACAATGAAGTAGCAACAATAATAACTAAAATTATATATTTATTATTCATAATTGTCGCACAATCTTTAATAAAACCACCATTGCTACTATTCAAAACAATACCTAGTAATATCAAGAAATGTATAAGGGAAACAAATAACATAAGTGTGAGAATATCAATGTATTGTAATATATATTTATCAAATAATGGTGCAATGCCCCAAATTAAATTTACAATAAAATAATATATATATAACATCTCTCTAATTATTAAAAATGTATTTTAAAAGTATAGTTTATGTTATTTAGATTTATTGGTGGCACTAATTATATTGCTATTTCTAAATTTATTCATAAAATGTATGACAAATCTATAATTCCTATTATTGATTATGCTAAGGAAGGTGCTAAAACACCCGGAGATGTTATTAGTTATAACAAAGAAGTTGTTTCATTGATAAATCAAATAAGTCAAGAACATACTAATCGCGACATTGGATATGCTATCAAACTTTCATCGTTTTCAGCATATAATCCCGAAGATAATATTGATAACTTTATAAAAAGAGTTATAAATACAGAACATAAAAATAAGTATATATATTTTGACGCCGAATATACTCATCTGTATGATGAAGAAAATAAAATCTTCAATAAAATTATTCAAAAATATCAAGATATAGATAATTTGCATTTATTCAAAACATATCAGATGTATAAAAAAAACAGTTTATACTATATTAAACGCGATTTAGATACTTACGATAAGATAGGATTTAAATTGGTTAGAGGTGCTTATTACAATAAAGAAGATACCGAACTATTTGAAGATAAAACAGATACTGACGTTAATTATAATGATGCTGTTAAATATCTTATTGCTAATACGAATAATAAAATTTGCATAGCTACTCATAACAAGGATTCTATTGACTATGCTTTATCATTTAATCCTGGATATAATGTATCATATGCGCAATTATTAGGCATGGGAGATAGTTCAACAGATTTTTTATTAAATAAAAATAAAACAGTATTTAAATATGTTCCATATGGAAATGTTTTTGATATTTATCCATATTTGTTGAGGAGACTATATGAAAATATAGATATGTTAAAGTATATGAAATAACATAATAAACATATAAAAAGTTATTAATATAAAATAATAAATGTATTTTGAGAATGAAGCAGGTTATTTAAAGCTTTTGAAAGAAACTCTTAAAGAAGGTGAAATTAAATATACACGAAATGGAGTTGTATATTCTAAGTTTGGTTGTATGATGAAATTTAACAATATTAATAATTTTCCATTATTAACAACTAAAAAGATGTTTTTAAGAGGTATCGTGGAGGAACTCTTATGGTTTTTGAGAGGTTCTACGGATGCCAATGAACTCAAAGAGAAAAAGGTTAATATATGGACGGGTAATTCTACTCGTGAATATCTAGATAGTGTAGGGTTGACCGAATATAAAGAAGGTGAATTGGGGCCTGTTTATGGTTGGCAATGGCGTAAATTTGGAGAAGATTACAACAATCCTACTAAACAAGGTAAAGACCAAATTAGATATGTATTAGAGGAATTACTAAAACCAAATAATAGTCGCCGCGCAGTATTATCGGGATGGAATCCAGTTGATCTTAATAAAATGGCATTGCCACCTTGCCATATTCTATATATATTTAATAAAACAGACAAGGGGCTTTCATGTCATATGACATTGCGTAGCTCTGATTTATTCTTAGGATTACCATTTAATATTGCCAGTACTGCTTTATTAACACAAATACTTGCAACTGTACTACATATTGATATTTCCGAAATCTGTTTATCTATTTGTGATGCCCATATTTATCAAGAACATGTACAACAAATAGATAAACAGGTTTTACAAGAACCATATGAACTACCCAAACTAATAATCAAGAAGTTTCCTCCTCCTATTGACAGTAGTATTGATGAAAAAATAAATTGGATTGAATCTCTAAAATATGAGGATTTTGAATTAAAAGATTATCTATCACACCCTGCTCTGCCAGCTATTATGAAATAGCAGTCGGATGCCATTTTTTAAACTTTTCATTATAAATGCAAACAAATCCAATAACAGTCATTGCGTTTTTATCCTTGAATGCTGTTCGCAATAGCTTACTATCTTTCATTGTCTGTACGAGAGCAATACCAAGCATATTCTTGATATCTTCTTTTTCATAAACATTATAGATATCTGGTTCATTAGTTTTGGTTAAATATAATATTTTGTCATTTTCACCAAGATTAATATCACATTTTGGTTTAACAACAATTATGTCTTTATTGGTATTATTTTCAATAGTTTTAAATTCTGTAATATCCTTTGTTTTTCTTACAACTTCAATAATATTTGTATCATCAAAATTATATAACTTGGGTTTATATTTTAAATCATAAGGCCATATATATATACCACGACATGTATAATTAAGATCTTTTGTTAGATTCTGGATTTCTTCGATAGATTCCTTATATAAATTGTAATATGTCTTAACTTTATAGTTACATACATCAATTGTTTTATCAGGTGTATATTGAGTTTCTAACATATTATAAAGAATATTTAGTCGCTGAGGTAATGTTTTATTTTTTAAATGAATACCTTCGTAACATATAATATCATTTATTAGAAAAGTCCAAGTATCATCTTTGCACTTAACCATTTCCCCGTCTAGCAAAGTATTTTTAAATAGCATTTTATCAAATAATCCGCGTCCAAATATAATACGAGGGCGTTGATAACCCGGATGTATTTTTTTATCTATATAATACATAATTTCGATGTCATTATATAGTGTAAAATAAAGATAGTATCTATTTCCATTTGATCTTAAATTTAGCATATGATTTGATAATATATAATTTACATTATTACTGTCTAAATTATGATGATGTCTTTGCAAAATCTTTACATTATATTTATTATATAAATCTGATAATATAATATCCTTATGGTCGTTACTTTTAATATTGAAAGCAATTCTGTTTGAGAAACTGATAATACCCTGCATTAAATTAAATAGACGATTATTGTAATATAATATCTATCATTTTTTTAAATAAAAAACAATATAACGCTAATACAATTATTATATATGTTAATATGAATAAGCTTTATCGCGAATGGTTTGGTAATCCAGATTATTGGTTTGCTAATAATAAAATAATTGACGAATATTTATGTGACAAATATTTTAAACATATTCATAAGACTAAACAATTATATGAATATAAAGAGATTTATAGTAAAGAAACATTAATATCATGTATATTACTATTAGACCAAATACCAAGACATTATAAAAGGTTGGGATATGATATTGATGTAGATGAATATTCACATGAAGCTATCAAATTTACAAATTATGTACTAAGTATCTATAAAGATTTAAGGATAGACGAATTATGTTTTGTTTATTTACCATATAGACATGTTAAAGACGTAAACAAGATACATGAAATTATCAAAATATTTTTAAGAATATATGATAATTCTAATATCATAGATAGAATAAAATGTAAAAGATATTTATCGGCTACTTTAAATAATATTTACAAACATATTAATGCAAAATATCTAGATAATACGTTACATATAAAATCATGGGATTCTTTAAATGTGAATATTTTTGATAAATTATCTTTAAACAATTCTGATATTTATTTAAAATGCTGTGACATTGATGTTTATAATAATATATATACAGAATATTCAAAATTAAATCCAATATATCCTGACCCTAAAATCATAGTATCTTTATCGGGTGGTGTTGACAGTATTGTAGCTCTATATATCCTTAGTAAAATAAGTAAAAATGTTATTGCGGTTCATATAAATTACAATAATCGTAAAGAATCGCAAGATGAATTGGACTTTGTTAATTATTATTGTGATTATCTTGGTATACGTCTTGTATATAGGACTATTACAGAAATTACAAGAGATGATTGTTTAAGTAATGGTTTACGCGATCTATATGAAGATATTACAAAAAAGATAAGATTTCATATGTACGAATTACTCAACGATACCAATACATATATATTATTAGGACACAATAAAGACGATTGTTTTGAAAATATTATAACAAATATTACTAATAAAAATAGTTATGATAATCTTTCTGGTATGGAGTCTATCAAAATAATAGATAACATTAAATTTTGGCGCCCTATGCTAAATATAGCTAAAAAAGATATAATACATTTTGCTAATTTAAATGAAATTCCTTATTTATGCGACAGTACTCCTAAATGGTCAGTTAGAGGTAAAATTAGAGATAATTTAAGACCATTATTATGTAATTTGAAGAATAATGCAGATATAACACATTGTGGTGACGATAGTGCTATTGAATCTTTTTTTACATTAAAGGAACATATAAAAGAGTCTAATAATATAATCAATGATATTATAATTAATAAATTAATAAAAAGTATAAAATGTATTAATAACGTGAATAATGTACTATTTGGGACATTTAGTATTGACGATTTATATACTTTCAGATATAAAAGTATATCAAAGATGTTTTTTACTAGATTGAATATCAATATTAGTAGTAAAACATTAAGTGATTTTATTGAATTTATCAATAGATTTATAATTACCAGTAAAGAGAGGAAGTTTGTTTTAAATAAAAATAATATATTTATGATAAAAAACAGTGATGATAATTTATATAAAAAAATAATTATTAGTTAATTTAAGCATGAGTAGAATAATATCGAGATATGCTTTTGGTATTGTTAAAAGAATAATGCCAAAAATATCTGCTACCGAAAAGGCCGCTTTAAACTCTGGTTCAGTGTCAATTGAAGGAGATATCTTTAACGGTAAAATAAATATAAATGAAATTGTTGATAAATACAATATTAAACTTAAAAATGAGGAGATTGAGTTTTTAAACAATGAAACTAATACATTATGTGAATTGATAGATAACGAAGAAGTAGAAAGAAATCAGAATCTATCTAATGATACATGGGATTATATAAAGAAAAATAAGTTTATGGGATTGGTAATACCCCGGAAATACAATGGTCTTGAATTTAGTGCCCATGCACATTCATTAATTGTTGAAAAAATAGCTAGCAGAAATATTGCAAGTGCAGTTAGTGTTATGGTACCTAATTCTCTGGGACCTGGTGAATTATTGAGTCATTATGGCACGGAGGAACAAAAAGATTATTATTTATCAAAATTGGCTGATGGAAGACATATACCTTGTTTTGGACTAACAACAGAAACATCTGGATCGGATGCTGCTTCAATGTATGACGAGGGATATGTTGTAAATAAGGATGGTGAACTTGGAATAATGGTAACATTTTCTAAGAGATATATTACATTAGCGCCGATTGCTAGTTTAATAGGACTTGCATTTAAAGTCGTTGATCCTAATAAATTACTTGTAGACGGCAAAGAAGGTATTACCGTGGCATTATTGGAGAAAAACAAATTCCCAGAAATTGAAATAGGAAACCGACATAATCCATTGAATATTGGTTTCATGAATGGTACAATAAGAGGCAATAATATATTTATACCTATGTCGCGCGTGATTGGAGGAGAGAAGAATTGTGGTATTGGATGGAATATGTTAATGGAATCGCTAGGTGAAGGCAGGGGGATATCTTTACCTGCCATGTCAGTAGCAACGGCTAAACTTTGCACATTAGGTGTTGGTGGATACGCGCGCATTAGAAAACAGTTTAATATTCCAATAGCAGAAATGGAAGGGGTCAAAGAAAAACTTGCTGTTATCGCTGGTAATAATTATAAATTAATAGCTGCGCAAAATCTATTTAATGCAATTGTAGATAATGGAGAGAAGCCCCCAGTATTATCGGCTATTATGAAATATAAATGTACTGAATATGGTAGAATATCTGTTAATAATGGAATGGATATATTGGGTGGCGCTGGTATATGTAAGGGTTCCATGAACTTTTTATCATCTAATTATTCAGCTACACCCGTCGCTATTACGGTTGAAGGTTCTAATACTCTTACACGTTCTTTAATAATATTCGGACAGGGACTAAACAGGTCTCATCCTTATCTATTAGATACAATTACAAGTATTGAAACAAACGATAAAGCTAAATTCCATGATAACTTTATAAATATAATTAGACATACTTTTAATAACCTTGGTCGTTCACTTTATTATGGTATTTACCTTAAATTTTATAATAATAAAAATGTCGCAGATTTTCACGAAGTACAATTAAAACGTCATGTGGCCAACTTTGCCTTCTCGGCAAATATAGCATTGTTGATGGGTGGAAAAATAAAAACAGCTGAATACATTTCTGGAAGATATGCTGATATATTATCTGATATATATATGTCCCAAGCTTGTTTATGGTATTATAAAAAACACAATGATGTTAAAGACATTGATAAATTATTAGATTATTGTTTAAATGACTATTCTAATAGTATTCAAAAAAATATATATGGTATTGCTAATAATATTCCATTGCCTATAATGGGAACGCTAATTAAAATGGTAACATACCCTCTTGGAATTAATTATAAACCAAATAAAGATAAAGTTGTTACAGATGTTTCTAATATAATTACAAACCAACAG